TCTACACGGATCGTCACACCGTCTTTGGTCTGCTCAATGTAACCATTCGGTTTAATCTTGATGCTGTCGCCCCATGTTTGAGGCTTGGTTAAGTCTATGGGTTTGCCGTCAAGCTCTAGCATTTCAGGCTCCTTCAAGTTGAACGACACGGGTAGTAAGGGATTCAATGAGGGCTTGTTGTTCTTGGATGCACTTCATAAGCGCATACTGAAGGTCGGTTTGGTAAATGCTGAGGCGCATCTTGGGATTGTCTTTTGTACCCCAGTTGCTTTCCATTACCAATTCAGGCGCAACCGCTTGAACATCTTGAGCCACTACACCTAGTGTCAGTCCACCATCGTTCTCCATGTTTTGGTCGATGTAATTAAAGGTCTGTACAGGAATGGCGCAGATGATGTCGAGGTAGGACTTGGCAGGCGCAAAGTTGGTCTTCTCGCGGCGGTCAGACAGGTTGACATTGTTGGCTTGGTAGTTGGCAATGCCGCCGTTTGACTGGACATAAAAACGGTTTGCGCTGCTATCTCTACCAAGATAAAACCAATTGTTTACATCGTTTGTTGCAGCGCCTGAGTAATGAACATCTAATCCACCGGGTGCAGTGGCGTTTTGATTTTGAAGACGCACAAGAGTATCATTCACGTTCCCCACAACTGACATTTTTGCTCCAGCAATAGCACTCGTCGTCCCCACCAGCAAATCACCACCGCTGGTGATGCGGGCGCGTTCGACTGTTGTGTCGTTGCGGCGGTAGCTCTTAAAAATCAACGATTGCCCACTGGCATCCCCGACAACTTCTTGACCCCAAGCATATGTTGCGGAGTTATTGACGGAATCGCTATTGGACGCGCCAAGGTCAATCCCTATGCTTGCACTTGCGTTGTAGGCAATCCCACGCAAAATCCCAACGTAGCCGTTCGCAACATGAAGTCTGTACGTGGGCGAAGTCGTCCCCACCCCCAAATTCCCACTCGCATCCAGCGTCATCGCCTGCGTGAAGGTGATCGTGTCACTACCTGTTCCGTTCCATAAGGGGGCAGTAAACCATTGATGCCCCCCAGTAGTCATTTTATATTGCGAGGCATAATCGGCAGATAAATACTTATCAATACCAGATGTGTTTAAGAACGCATTTGAGTAAAAACGCGAGTCATTTCCTTGTTTTGCAAACATCCCCAAATAATTTATTTGCAATGTTTTCCAGTTTGTTGGGTCATACCAAGCACTCGGCGTCACCCCCAAGCCGAGGTTGCCGGAGGAGTCGAGGGTGGCTTGCAGCGTGTTGTTTGTATAAAACCGCATTGCGGCATTGGAAAACTGCACAAAATCTACAGTTCCGCTATTGCCGTTTTTGTTGATGTAAAAGTAATCGCCGCCACCAAAGTTTGCACCGTCAGCATCCAACCAAACTTGTGCCTGACGGCTTGCGGCGGTTGCACTAGAAATACTGCGAAATCCGCCGCCTGCATTATTGGCAGCAGTGGCATCGCCGGATCGAAATAGAGCCGTAATGTTGTCGCCAGCCGGGGCAACCACTTCTAACTTATACGCAGGCGAACTCGTCCCAATCCCCAGCCCTGTGCTGGTCAGGCGCATTTGTTCAACATCATTAACGCCAAAACGAACTGGATGGTTGGTAGTCGTAAAGATGGCCCGTCCGTTTACGTCTGTAAAATCAAGGCTGTTAATGCTTGAGTCACTTGAACGCATCCGCAAAAAACCGCCAGTATTAGCAGTTGTTCCCGCAAACTCCGCTCCACGATAGTTAGTAAGAGCAGTAGCAGCGGTATTTACGCCCAAATTCGTCCCATCAAACGTCAGCGCAGACCCACTCGTCGCTACCTTAGACCCATTTAGGTATAGAACCCCGTTAGCAGTGCCGCCGGAAAGTACAGGGTTAGCAGTAATAGAAACCACACCCGTAGAGTCAGCAATACTCGCAGCAGCCGTACCATCCTTGGCCTTGATGTTTGTTACTTCAATATTCGTTGTATCTACTGTTGTCGAGTTGACTGTTGTGATGTTTCCAGTTGTAGCCGTTGCAGTCGTAAAAGTACCAGCAGCCGCCGTTGATCCACCAATCGTAGTGCCATCAATCGTACCGCCGTTTATGTCAATCGTAGGGAATAAATCAGAAGCTTGAACCACGTTCGTGCCATCAGCATAAACATGAGCTTTTTTACCATTGGGAATCGTAATTCCTGTACCAGCAGAAGTTTTAACGACAATGCTCTGATTGCCCGTGGTATTGTTCTCAACAAGATATTGTTTTTCAATCGTTGGAACAATCAAATCACGAGTAGCCGTTAAACTAACCCCAGAAGTGACATTTAAAATTAAATTTCTAAATACCTGCGTGGTATTAACATCCGTGTAACCTAATGTTAAGTTAGCGTCAGTAGAAAAGTTAGCTGTAGCCCGACCTGTGATGGCCTCCTCAACCGCAGTGCCAAGGTTCGTGTTGGTGGTTGATCCCCAAGTTCCCGATTGCTCGCCTGTGCCAATTAATTCAATCTTAAGATTTGAATACGTACTTGCCATGAGAAAACTCCTATGCGGCTACATCTACTTCAACCCAATTCGGATTCTGTGAAGCGCTGATAACGGACCAATTCGGATTCTGTGAAGCGCTGATAACGGACCAATTTGGATTCTGTGAATCAGGAACCACCGTCCATCCCCTAATTAAAACTGTCCCTACTGCACCTGTTCCAACAACCCCGGTTACGGGCTCTGTAATAGCTATCGAAGTTTGACCTACTGCACCTGTTCCAGCAACCCCAGAAACACTCGTCGTGTTAAAAGGAACAACGGTTCCAATAGCCCCGGTGGCCTCAACTCCCGTTAAAACCTTTACAAGTAACTTACCTACACTGCCCACGGCCCCAGTGCCCACGACACCCGTGACCGTAAACGTGTGCGAAATAACAACCGTTCCTACTGCGCCCGTGCCCTCAACCCCCGAAGGCGTGTAAGTAAGCGCAACAACTGGACTTCCAACCGCGCCCGTGCCCTCAACCCCTGTAGCAACAATACTGCTGAAAATTGCTACATTGCCAACGGACCCCGTGCCCTCAACTCCAGTAACAGCAATGTTACTGTTAATCATCAACGACACGGTGCCCACGGCCCCCGTGCCCGACACCCCATCAACTACATAAGCCGGAGCAATTCCGCTCCAGCCATTAATCCCCCAGCCGGAGTCGCCCCAGCCTACGTTGTAGGTGGTCGCTCCCACATCACGGCCTTAAGCAATACGAATAATCGCGGTTGATGCAGCAGGACTTGGAAACTGAATCTGAAAATCTCCCGAGGTAACCTGCTGATCACCACCAAAACTCAACACGGCACAGGCTGGGTTGCCAGAAGCCGTGTCGTTATAAATGATGCCGCCACAAGTCGTAAAAGTAGCCGCAGACCACGTGGTGTTATCAAAATCACAAACCGCTGTGGTGCCGTCTGCTACAGGTGTCACTGAAGTCAAAGTATTGCCGCCCGTGGTGTATCCATTGCCGTTAGCAAGCTCATCGGAGTTGCTTACAAGCGTGTCATAACTCGTCGTAGCAGCACCATATGTACCAGAGCCCACCGCAGTGGCTTTCATCAAAGCAAGTTTAAACGTGTTGCCCGTAGAGGCGGTGAAGTTATGAACTGCTTTAAGGATTTCAACTTTAAATGATGTCGGCATTGCCGTAGTGACAGAAATGGTCATGACTAGTTCTCCAATAATTTAATCAACTCAGGATGTCCCGCATCCCGAAAACGATTCATTAGCGTGGTGTTATGGGACGCCACCGCTTGTCGCATGTAGCGAATTAAAACCTCACGAACCTGCGCTTTAAAAGCTTCCGCTTGATCCCGTATGGCAGGATGCGAAGACGATCCAACATAAACAATCTTCTCAAGCGCCATCTCAGCCACTTCTTCGGGGGAAAAACCCCGCCTTGAAACATGCGTCACTTTAAACTCACCCAGTAAGGCTCCGCCAGAAGATCCAATCATGGCCCGGGACTCACGGATTTAATAGGTAGACGAATCATGCCATCTCTATATTCATCGCGTCTACGACGTCCTTGTTGCTCTGTGCCAAGACCCTGGATAGCCTGCTGGTAGCTTTGATTAAAATAACCCAACATGTCAGGAGGCCCTTTGGTATAGCTATAAGCTTGAATCAGGCAGGCGTACAAAAGCGCTTCAGGCGCGTTATTGCTAATCCAAGTTGTAGGATTACCGCTTGAAAGTTGCGCAGGACGATAAATGTACCCAATCTCTGCGACGTAGTTATCATCTGGCGTAGGGGCAAGATAAAAAGTGTCCTGGTCCCAAACTGAATAATACTTAGGCACTCCTGAAGGCGTTGCCGTCCCGGTCCCTGAGCCTACCCCGGTTGCGGTAAAAGAAACCCCCACATTATTAGACGCGGCACCAATAGCAACAAAATTAGTTGTTCCAACTGAAAGAATAGTGTACTGCGTTCCAATGTCAAAATTTCCTGCCATTATCGTGCCTCCGGGCCAGTATTCCTTCATAAAAGAAGTGTCCCTGAAGTCAAGAAAAATCTGCTCTCCAGACCTTGTAAGCATTAAATAACGATGTGTAAGAATGTCCGATGGAGCGCCGAGGAATTTTATGCCACTTGTAAGTGTCCCTGATGATTCTTTTTTAAAGTAATCAAGATCAATATCCCGCAAGATGCGGTTTTCAGCCATGGTAATAAAAGTATTAATCACCGAAGCAGTAAAAACATTGCTGTCTACCTCGGTGTAGTTCCTAATATTAGTGACAAGTTCGTCGTAAGTCATGGTTAAGTAATTACAATAGTAACGTTGCCAACAGCTCCATGCCCCGTTACAAAATTTTGAGAGGGGAAAGGCTGCATGTTTGTACGGTTGGCAGTGCTTATCCCTGAACCAATGCTTTGAAAAGGCGCGCTGAACCCCGGAGATCCAAGGTATATTGTAACCGGTTCTATCCTATCTACGCGAGGGTCCTTGAGCGCAATTGCATCGCCACGGTACTTGAGGGGATAAAGCTGAGGTTCTTTGGGTTCGTAGTCGTCAGGACAGACCATGAACCCGCGCCAGTTCTTACGAAGTGTTAGATATGGGTACCGTTGCCCACAATAATCACACAGCGCAAAGGAAAATTTGCCTGTTGCAAAAGCCATGGTCTACTGCCCAAAATCGGGGATAAACAGAGCGCTTGCGGTGTCGCGATCTTCCGCAGCCGCACGTTGGAAATCTTCTTCGTAGATCTGCTTGAGCATGCCCACGCGCTCGGGCGCGTATTTAAGCGCTATTTGATAGGCAAGCCCTGAAGCAAGGCACGGCAAAAAACGAAAGTTAACGTCGGCTGTGTTGGTGTAAACACCTGCATCTTGAATGCGTCGGATGCGGTAGTAGACCAGCGTATAAGCCAGATTAGGCGACGGGTACAAAAACACCTTAAAGGTGTTTGCCCGTTGTACGTACAACTGTGCAGGCTGCGCTTGCACCGTCTTATCAGGAAGATCCAAATACTCTTCGCGGCTAATACGGTCCAGGGTAATGTCTTGCTGGGGGCTGACTCCCGGCAAACGGATCACAGCGGACAGGACATTGACTGTGTCAGAGCCTAGGGTAATTTCATAGCCTCCAGGCGTCAACGTGTATGAAGCTTGCTCAATAGTCCAAAGATTCAAGCCTCGATTGGCCCAATCTAAAAACAACAAGTTCATCGACCGACGCGCCGAGGACAACTGATAACCTGCGGTAGGCCGCATGCCACAGCGCTCAAACGCCTCTTCGATCAAATCATCGATCGAAAGATTAAAGTCGGTTGTACCTGAAGTGGTCATTCGTTGTACAAGTTATCAAAAGTAACCGCAGCATTCATGTAAGAGTCATCCTGCTCAGCACAATGCGTCCATTGACTAGGTTTAAAATCAGGGGCCCCTTTGCCTGTTTGCCAAAACGCTGGACTTGTAACCCTTACACGATTATTAGGTAAGGCAACCACATTGCCCGTCCACTTACCCGCATCCATTAACACTAAAACATGGCTTTGTTTATGTTGCGCAGGACAATCTGCAACTTCGCTTTCCGTGTAATCCACCGTAAAAAGATAACGGCCCGTATAAAACTCACCATCAATCTTACATTGCCACGGACTGGGTGACGTTCTTGCAAACTTAATCACGCTATGGTGGTGCGAGGGGCAGTCCCAAGGTTGCGCCAAATGCGTGGGCATACGTTCAGGCCACTGCTCTAAAGGAATGTCTCCCACCAAAGCCGTAATTGGCATCCTAGCCCACATAGCCCCGCCGTGGACGTTTTCAACTTCTTCACCATCCGATTCACAACCCGTAAAAACAAGCTGAAAACTTAAACACCGATCAGGCATTGTCGTCACAGCGATCGCCAAAGCATGCAAATATTCCCCGTGATACTTCTGGTGCATATGGGTAAACTCACGTCTTACCCAGCATTTGAAGTAAGGAATATTGCTTACTAAGTAGGGCACATGCCGCCTTTTCTCATCTTGGTGACGCCCTTCATGGCCATGCGTTTATGTTGGTTAACAGCGCCACCATTTTTCATGCGTACAGGACCGGTTGATGTGCTGGTTTTACTCAACATTTTGTTAGCAGGGCCTGATAAAACCGCCCCTCCCCCGCGCGTAGCCGCGCCCATGCCACGTCCAGCCATGATTATTTACCCCTTTTCTTTGCCATACCGCCTTTTTTCATAGCAGGTGGCATAACCGCTGCACGGCCACCGGCCATACGAGGATCCATCATACGGGGATCAGCCATGCCGCCCATTTGCATCTTGGCAGGCTTTTTCATTGCCCTGCCTTCCGCATCGTCCGTTTTACGCTTCAATGCGCGACCTGCACTGTCTGAAGCCATGCCACCTGCTGCATAACCCTTTTTCATCTTCTTTGCCGCACCACCTGCGGCGTAGCCTTTACTCATCATCATATATTCCTTTCAACGAAATTTAGCTGTTTTCGCAGCTATGGTCTTTGGCTGTGCTACAAACTGTTTTCCTGCTTTTTTGCCAACTCTTTTGGCCCTTGTCGTGGCTGCATACTCCGCAGCAGACAAAGATTTAATTGCAGCCTCGGGAAGATACCGCTCTCCAGTTTCCGAGGATTTCTTACCGCTTTTGGTGCGCCATTTCTGGTCTCCCCAATCTTTCAACGACTGTTGTGGAGCCTTCAAAGTTTTTCACCTATCTCATACTGAGATAACTTTGCTTTTAACTTTTCAATTTCCGCATCGCGTTCAGCAAGCTTCTTTTGAAAACTTTCATTCATATCTATCCACATCTGCAAGTTTTGCGTACGCATCTTGTTGTCTTCGACCATCATATTAAATAGTCGCTCAGATGCATCAAGTTGCTTTTGGATAAAATTAATCACGGTAACCTCCATAACTTCCAAACGCCTCTAAATACTCTACAGCACTTTTTAAAATTTCGGGGTTATCTCTAAACATACCAAGCGCCCTATTGCATTGCTTGCATAAAACACCTCTAAATTCCCCTGTCTCATGGTTGTGGTCTATGGCGCTATCAATCAATTCAATTTCTATTTTACAAATTGCACAACATTCTTCTTGGCGCTCATACCTATCAATTAACTGTTCTGGTGTTATACTTCTTCTGGCGCAACGTTTAGCTAATGTCCAACTATCTTTATTTCTATATTCCCTAACACGTTCTGGATTTTCAACAACCCATTGCCTGTGCTGCTTAAATAAACATGTATTACACCGACTTTTTAGTAAGTGTGATTCCGCCCCGCCCCGGCTTCTATATGCCGATAGAGGCTTTATTTCTCCACAAAAAGTACACTGCTTAGTCTCTGTATCCACCACCAGCAGCCTTATATTTTTTTGCAACTAATTGACTTTTTCTCGCGGACCACTGCCCTGCGCCTGTGCCATGCGTTGCAGCAGCTTTAACCTGAGCTACGATTTTCTTGCGTAACCCAGGCTTGGTGTAATTACCTGCTGCATTGACTTTAGACTTGGTGGCCATCTTCAGTGCCCTTTGCTGAGGGCATCAATCTTTGCTTCAAGCCTTTCAAAGCCTGCATCAAACCGTTCCATAATTTTTTCAAGATCTGCACGGACCTCTGCACGAGTGATGTGGTCACGGGCTATTTCCTCACGGGTTTTATTTAATAGGATTTGAATCCGTTGTTGCTCATCATGAGAATTTTTGAGCATAAACATAACTAATCCCACTAAAACTGAAGTGATTAGGTTCCAAAGAATCATCGGGTCCATTTAACACTTCCATCTCTTACGTGCCTGACGAATCCGGCTGTTTGGATCTTTAGCTGCCTCAGGAAACATCTTCATCTGACCCGCTGACCTTGCACAAAAAGACTTCCTTCGTGCCGCATCCTTAGGACCGGGATTGTCACTGGTCACAGCCGTTTTTAACTTACTTCCTGGGTTGGCAGCGCGGTAGGCTTTTACACCCTTTTCCGTCATGCCCGCGCCCTGCTTCGTCGGTCTAAAGTTTCCACTCTTGACCGACGTCGCAATGCCCATGCCCTTCTTAGCCATTTACTGCGCAGCTCCGCCTTGGAAGAGTAGTGTCACGCTAAGAATATTCGCGTTGGCCACGTCAATATATACCCCCGTATCAAACAAAATGCCCATGTCAGGGATGATGATGTCACTAGCCCCTGCCGCAGCAGGCGTGTTAATCGTGATCAACGCCGTGCCTGACGACGTGCTGCCGTTTTTCAAAGAAAACGATGAGGCCGTATCGGTGTTCGTGAAGTAAATCCCCACCACCCGTGTACGGCCCGCGATCGCGTGCGCATCGGCAGTCTTAGTGACTGCCTGAATATTGCTATTACTCATGGGTTACCCCTTAAGCAGCGTCTTGGAAGTCGCCGCCGTCTTGGTCCGTTAGAGCATTTACCGAGTTAGCAATCTTAATCAAGTCGCCAGCAGCACCGTAATCGGTGATGTTATTGCGAACACAGTTGTTAAACAACAAGACGCCGTTTTGCGCGGCATTACCCACCGCAGCAACCGTCATTGTGGTCTCACCCCCAATGTTTTGTGCATTAATCATCACGCAATTTTGGAACAACGCCCAACGATTTAATGAGCTTGCCGCATTTGCGTCCACTGCAAGCACGCCTGCGGCTGTTGCATAAATCGGGAATAAACAGTTATTGAACGTATTACGCGCTGTCTGTGAACGTAGACGAATATTTGCATTAGCCACGGTCCGGGGCACAGTGTCCAAGCCAAACGTGCAGTTCTCAAACAGATGCTCGCCGCCTCCAGTCAAAAGCAAACAGGCACTGCCTGTTTCATCAGCGGAATATGTTGCGTTACCCATGCCTGCAAAATGCACGTTAGAGTAATAGTTGCGCTCGCCTTCATCTTCCCAAGCTACGACTGCGGTAGATTCTGCAAAGCCTTCAAAAATTTGAATGTTTGCAAACATGCAACCATCGCCCGTGACTTCAACCATTGGCGTAAACGCTGTGGCAGGAGCCGTGGCTGCGTGCGAAATCCGAGCGCGTTGGGAAATGTTTACAGGGGAGCAGATGCCAATAAGGTGCGTAGCATCCTTATTCCATGATAATTTAGCCGTAAGACGGGCTGTGCCTGAAGCTTGACCATTGCCGATCAAAAACACAACATCGTTCTTGCCCGAAGAACATTTGTCTAAAGCAGCGGTGAGGGTTTTAAGTGCTTGAACGGGGCTGAGGCCTGTGTTGCCGTCTGCGCCAGTTGCGGGATTAACGTAATAGTAGGTGCCAGTGAAGGGAATTAAACCCCCAAAAGCTGGACCAATGAAGCCCCCAGGTGAAACTACGGGACCGGAGAAGGTTGTCTGACCCATGTCTTTCCTTTACATGCGATGTAAGTGCATTAGTCTGCATGTGCGTCAGCCGGGACTGTCTAATGCACCGGATTAACCCCGGAATGCTTAAATATACAACATAATCACTTAAAGAAAAAGGGGTCCGAAGACCCCTTTTTATGCTTGGAAATCAGGCTGCGCCGGGACTTCCAAAGATGCCACGCGGATCCGAGAACCCGAATGAGTAACGCTCACGCGCTTTGTAGCGAACGTTTCCAGTATCAAAGTCGCCTTCGAAACCAGTACGTAGTGCCACGCGCTCAAACATCTTCATGCCGTTAGGAGCGTCCGTCTTAATGAAGTACGCATCCGGGTCGGTCAAGAAGTGGTTGACTACGTAACCCTGCGGGATCATGCCCATGTTTTTGAGCGCGTTGATGTCATTGTCTGCCGTACCAACACGCAGCGTTGACTTCATAATACGATCAGCCGTAAACATAAGCTCTTTTGGAATGATCAACTTCAAACCCTGAACAGCGATCTTCAAGCCACGTTCATCGGTGAACGCTGCAATGTCGATCAATGATTGCTCAAGCGAAGTTTCCGAAAGATCAGCAGGAACAGTAAGCTCGTTTGAAAGATCCGGACCGCCCAAAGTGGGGTGATCCGTGGCACACAAAGGCTTACCGTCACCACCGATAGAGGTGTCGAATGCGCCATTGAGCACTGCTGCTGCCTTGATTTGCTTGGTCTGTGCCATGGAACGTGCCAATGCCTTGGTGTAACGTCCGGCCAAGCGGTCGTAAAGGTTGTCCTCTACAGCCTCTTCAGTCAGAGAAAACGCCAATGCAATGGTTTCATGGGTGTAGCGAGCAGTGTAAACTTCTTGCGCGTTGTCATAAGCGACACCTGCACCTTCAGTCTTGACCGGAGCCTCACCAAACCCGGATTCCATCACTTCTTCTTCAAACGCACGATCTGAGGACTCAACAGCATAAATCTGCAAGTGCTCGTTCTCGTAGTTTTTGTACTCAAGGCCAAAAAGAGCATTGAGCCCAGGCTCAAGTTCTTTGACCAGTTGTGCGCGGGAAATTGCCATGATTTAACCCCTTATGAGTTGACGCCAGCTACGCCGCTGCTGCTGTAGCTATGGTTGTTGATCTTGACGACAAGCTGGGCATACGCACCAAAAACATTACTGGGATCGTCGTACAAACCCACAATTTTTAACGTGTTACCGGCTGTGTTAGCAGGTGCGC